AGGTCTCCGAAGTAGTAACTCTTTATCTGCTTGTGATTGCTCGCAAGGTCTCCGATTACTTTTACTATCTGATTTAACGTGGGCATCTAAATATACTTTGAGTTTCTTTTGATTCTTTAGCGAATAGGTTTTATTTGCCACAGCATCGATTTATGTTTCCTTGATATTTTTCTTCAAAGGTTTTCCCTAAGCAACAATCATCATCTCCAAGCCAAATAGAAGTAGTGTAAGCCTCGTTATCAGGAACGATAGTATCTACTCCTGAACCTGGATTATTGTAAAGAGGGAAAGTGTTATTACCCGATTCTTGCTTCAAGTATTTAACTAACCTTTGCTTATAGAACTCAGCACGAGCTTTGTATCTATCCGCTACATCAATCATCTCAGCAGCAGATGGATTCTCTTGACCTTCTCCACTCTTACGAATCATTCCCTTGTTATAGAACTGATAACTCAATCCCATAGGAAGTTCACTCATTACATAGTAAACTAAGCAAGGAGTAATGTAAGTATCAAGTAAAGAAGTTTCAGTAGGAGTTAAGTTATCAAGTTGCACTCCTGTCTGCAATCTGTCATAAAGAGCAGAGCCAAGAGCAGGAAGAATGTACATATCCTGCGAAGTAAGAATCTCAGGATTAACCAACTTCTCATCTACGTTATTGTGCAGACCTGTTCTATCTTTGATAGTATCAACCGATATAAAAAGTATATTGCGACTCATCTTATTTTTTATTTCTTAATTACAATCTTACTTACCCATTGATGTCTGCAAGAAGGAGAATGCTCTCCGCTTGGCATAGTCCACCATCCACCTGCTCTATCGAAAACAGAATAACCTAAAATCTGCGTGAGCATTTCAATCTCTGCACGAGTATACAATTTATCAAGAGCCATTAGCTTAACACAGAAAGCACGAGAAGGATGAGCAGGAGTATTCCTTTGATTATATGGTACTATACTCTTCCAATCGTAAGCATAGCGAACTAAGAACGCAGTTTTTACAGGCTTATCGATAATCTCAGAAAGAGGCTTAGTTAGTTTTGGGATTCCTGTCTTTACATCGACTTTTAATACCTCAAGTTCTTTGAGTTTATTGATTCGTTCCTTAACTACTACCAAATCTTCTTTTAATGCTTTCGCAATATCTTCAGCGAGTATTCCTTTATTCTTATCGATTACGTTTAGAATCTTTTTATCGAGAGTATTATCTACTACTTCTGCGAAGAACTGCGATTCGTTCTCTTCAATTTTATCTGAGCCAAACACATCACGAGTAGCAAGTACAGAAAAGTTATCGGACTTAGTTCCATATTGATTAAAGATTTCGATTACAGAATCCATATCAGAACTAAACTCATCTGAACCTAACCAAGTAGCCAACTCTTCTTCTCCGAGTCCGTAAGCACTCTTTAACATCTGAGCAGCTTGTTCACGAGTAATCTTACCCTTATTAAACTCACGAATAATGCGTTGGAAGTTTTGCCACTCTCTACCCTTCATCCCTTTTAGATGCTCGTTAATCATCGCTTGAGTAGGCTCAGGAGTAGCAGGATTAGTTACGTTTTCTACTTGATTCAAAGGAGGAAGACCCATCTTCTCACGAATCTCATCCTTAGTCATATTGGAAGCGATAGTAGATTCGCTAAACTCGTAGCTAATAGGCTCAATTGGTACGATAGTAATCTCAGAAGTAGAACCACGCAAAGTAGCCAACTGATTAAATACTGACTCTAAGAACTGCTGCTTATCATTAGCATAAGTGTTCTTAAAAATCTCGTATCCATCTCTCATCTCTGTACGAGAACCCAAAGAACCTGGAGTAGAAATACCGAATAAAGAAGGAGTAGTAATCTGATGTCCTGCAAAAATGTTTTGCTGAATCATCTCATCTACTCGACCAAAATCTTCCTTAGTCAAATCACTCGCACCCAAATCCTCTACCACAGGCTTCTTCGCTGCATCTTGAACGAACGAAAGAATAAACTTTTTACCATCAGAACCGCTAAACCGCTCAGTAAATCTGCGTTCAATATTCCGCTTCTCATCAGGAGAAGGCTCTCCGTTAGGAAGTGTAATAAGTTTACTTGCAGAAAACCCTGTCTGAGCATTACCTAAAACGTGCTTACTTACTTCTACATCACTCTCGATATAGTTAAGCGAACCCATATAACCTGGCAAAGCATACGTATCAAGTCCAGGTCGATATTCTTTAACGTAAAGAATCTGCTTACCTACTCGATTCTGAGTATTGAAAGCAGGGATAACTTTAGCCTCATCTTTTCTATCAGTCCAATCTTTATACCAAAACTGAGTATTGTCTTTATTAGAACGAATCTTAGTGTAGTCGATATGGCAAACCTCAGAAAGCATACCGCCTACCTTACTCCAAATAACCTCTAAATAAGCACCACCGAATACCTCGATATCGATAGATACTTTACGAGTTAAATCTGCGAGAGATTCATATTGGTTAGGAGATTTTATGAACAAGTTTGCCTGAGCATCTACACTATCACTCTGCCATCCATTCCCGATAATGTAGTTCACTTTACCTCGCACGATAGCATTATGCTTCGCACTCTTATTGTAAAGTCCCAAGAGATAGTTAGGATAGTCGTTCTTATCTCCGAACTCAATATACCCCACTCCCTTTTTCTCTCGGTACTCAGGCTGCTTCGCCTCAGCGAAACTTAATATCACAAGATTGTCCATCATCGTACTATAAATATATTATTTGACTGATACTCGGTAAACGTAGGAGCACTAACTACATCCAATACCATTATTCCTGTTTCTAAAAGAGAATATGCTAAAGCAGGGTCAGTATTAGTTGTGCTTAATTGCTCATAGATAAAATACTCCCATTCTCCTAAATCACTTCTTAAGAAGTAAGTATTTACCGAAATACTGAACTGATTATATCTTTCCTTAAAAGGAGATACATCAGTAGCGAATAATTTTACGAATCTTACCTCTTCGTGCGTAGTTCTATTCTTAAAACGGAATAAATAATTAGGAGCACCTAATGACTGCTTCTCCTTTAGAGTAACATATACCGATTCAGTATTTCCTTTAGTGAAGTGTAACATTATCTATAAATAGATTTATTTTGAAATTTTCCCAAAAAGAAAAAACCACCTCCGAAGAGATGGCTTTCCTACCTACCTATAACGAGCCACGAAAGCCTATTAGGAAGTCAGACCTGCGATGATACCACTTGCAACCTCAGGAGCGAGTTGTTTTTCAGCACCTGTAATAGTCAAAGTGTATCCATTGCGGTCTCCCTGAGCAGTACCCGTTGCAGCAGTACCACCTGTAACATCACATCCTTGAGTGCGACCCAAGAGCCAATACTTATCGTTAGCATCTTGAACGACAACCATCAAGGTATTCTGAGCGAGAAGCAGAATCTCATTACGAGTATTCGCTTGGAGTTTGTTAAGAACAATGCTCAATTCCTGAGCATAGAATACAGTTCCGTTTTCTACGGAAGCAGTAATGGTCTCAGTCAAAGAGCCTGTAGCTTTTACCATCTCATATTTACGGAATACTTTACCCGCAGATTTAGTGATAGCAGAAACGATACCAGAAGCCTCTGTAACAGAAGTTACATTACCTGATTCAATCATCCATACGGCTTTGATACCACCTAAGCTATCCTTACAATCTAGAGTGTATCCCTGAGTTAAAGCACAAGGCATATTATTAAATTTATTAAGTTAAAAAGAAGGGGAGAGTTACCTCCCCTTTATTAGTCATCTTAGATAATGAAAGAAGCAATCTCATCGAGGAATGCTACATTCACACCCATTTTGAATTCAGATACGAAACGAACTTGGTCAGCTTCTTTAGCGTAGAACAATTCGAAACGCTCTTCTTCGTTCAAAAGGTCAGTTCCGAGATGCAGGTTACTCAAGCGAATAGCGTAGATTTTAGTAACACCATTCAGACCTGGAGTAGATACAACTTTAACGGAAGTACCTGGCAGATAGAATTCGCTATCAGCTTTACCATCGAATGCATAGTTAAACATATTAGCATTCTTCAGAGCGATGGTATAAGTACGGAAAGTATCCTGACCGCAGAAGATAGTCATATCATCTTTAGATACAACTTGAGCAGGGATAGCTTTGTACAGAGCATCGAAGATAGCTACTACGTTAGCAGTAGTGATAGAAGTAGCAGGAGTTCCGTAGTAAGTAGTGTTGTTAGATTCAACCGCACCTGAACCAATCAAAGCTACAAGACCTTGAAACTTATTCAGGTTTACGTTAGCTGAACCTGTAGCACCTTGCCACAGAGCAGTTTCCAACTGAGCAGCGATACGAGAAGCCTTCTTATCTGAATAGTCAGCAGCGAAAGCGATAGAATCGTAACGGCTTCCTTCAGGAAGAGCCTTTTGCAGATACTTAGCTTCGAGGTCTTTAGGACACAGAGCTTCGTTGATTTTAATTTTACCAACAGTGATTGTACGCTGAGTGAATGTAGTTGTACCACTTGCATTGAAACCGCAAGAACTTCCGCTTTGGAAGATTGCATCGGTATCCATAATGTTGATGGTGGCAGCAGATTTAACTCCTACTTGTACATTGCCCTGTGCTTTAATCAAAGAAGCAGTTTTACTTCCCAATACGGAAGAAGTTACCAAGAGTGCTTCGTTCTCTTTGGTATAGTTTGCGAGTGCAGAAACGTCAAAAGCCATTGTTATTGATTTTAAATTTTAAGAATTATTTTTGAGCATATTTACTCAGGAAAGAATCAATCCGAGAATCTTTGCTCGGAATGTGTTTATTAAATACTTGCTTAGGTTTCTCAGTAGCTTCGGCAGAAGGAGTGTTGATAAGACCGATAACGACATCAGAAAGTTCTTTGATAGCCTGAGAAAATTTAGCTTCTACTTCAGCCATCTTAACTTCCTGACCTTTCTTATTTTTTTTCAGTTCTTCGATCTGTGCTTCCAGTTCAGCAATCTTCTGAGCAGCCATATCTACTTGAGGCTCTTCTTCAGGAGTTTCTTCAACAGGAGATGCAATTTCTAAGATAACTGAATTCTCATCAAGAGTGATAATAGTACCATCAGCAAGTTCGTGTTCGCCAGCAGGAGCAGGAGATTCATTCCCCATATCATCTACCAACATAACCTTACCTCCGACTTCCAATTTATCAATCTTAACTTTAGCTCCACTTTTGAGTACATATTCTTTGTACTCAGGAGCAACAGGTTCCATTGGTGCTTCCACAGGTGCTTCCGAAGGAGCAACAGGAGGCATCTCAGCGAACATCTGTTTGATTTGCAAGAGTGCTTCTAATGGGGTCATACAATAATTTAATCATAAATAGTTGGCTTATACACAAATGACCACATAGAAAAAAGGGGAAGTGTAGAAACACCTCCCCGATTAACCAAAAAAACTAAACACTATGAGATTACGAAGATACCTGATTAAGGATAGAAATAATATCCTCCATCATCTTTTGTGGATTACTTATCCCACTTGACTTGTAATTAAAGATACCCTCTACCGAGAATCCTTTGACCTTACCTTCTTTGACCATATTCCACACATCATCATTCTCTACCTTGAAAGAACCGAACCAACTTCCATCCTTTACATCCTCATAGCCATTCATAGGCTTGATTCCTCGCTTCTCATCTACTATCCAACTCTCGAACATAGTAACTCCATCGACTACTTGTCCGTTATCGTGCATCAGATTTACGTTAGATTGATAGCCTTTCTTGAAATACTTCTGAGCAATCTTCTTAATCGTATCCTTAGCAAACACTACGTAATACTCTCCGTTAGCATCGTAGCGGTAAATAGGAGTATCAGCCAACATCAATGGTCCAGAGATAATACGTTCTTCCTCATCTTGGATAGCGAAACTCATCTTCTCTGCTTGATTGATTTTCGACTTTGCCCAACTTAAAGCAGATTTGCCACCCCAAGCATCATACATTAATTTACCACATCCATCTCCGTAGCCTTTAGAGGACTCAAGGTCAGCCTCGTGTCGGCTTAGGTAAGAATACATCCGCTTAATTGTTTCTAACGAAATAGGCTCTCCTTTGGCTAATTGATTAGCACGAATCTTACCTACCTCAGTACCGCACGAACCCCATCCATTTTCTTTTGTCCAATCAAGAACCGCCTGAGCATTATTCTTGACTGAATCAGGATAGTCGCTATAAGAATCTGCGAAAGCCAAGAAACTCCGCTCAATAGCAGGTCTATCTACGAGAGCTACGAAATCTACCTCTACGTTAGAATCTTCATCCTCCATTATGTCGAGCCTATAAATTGGTAATTGCTTTTCCATATACTTAAATAGATTTTAGTTTAATCGTGCAGCACGATTGATACGTTTA